TCCAGAATGGGAGAAACCCCTTTATCCGGTTTTGAAAGATTTGATGGTTCATCCAATTATAACTTATGGCAATACAGCACTTAACAAACAGAAAATTCACACACGCAATTCAGTTAGCAGACATTCATATAAGGCTCACAAGAAGGCACGAAGAGTATAAGAAGGTATTTGAAAGCCTCTATGAGAGTGTAAGCTCGACGCCGGTAACTACGGTGGTGTTTGTTCTCGGCGACGTGGTTAACAGTAAGGTTGACCTGAGTCCTGAATGTGTTGATATGACTGCCGAACTTTTGTATAAGTTGGCAGCTCTACGACCAACTGTTCTTCTTGCTGGTAATCACGATACCAATCTTACAAACAGAAGTAGAATGGATAGTTTGGGTCCTGTCGTGAGTGCGTTGAAAAATGCTAACCTTTACTACCTAAAGGAATCTGGTCTTTATGGTCTTGGTAACATTTGTATAAATAACTATAGTGTATTTGATGAACCAGACAAATACATGAAAGGGTCTGATATACCAGAGATATATCGAAATCAATTTGAACATTTCATCGTAACTTACCACGGTCAAGTTGATGGTGCTAAAACCGACCTTGGATTTACGTTGGTCAATCCAGCTATTACGGTTGATACGTTTGACAATCACGATATGGTTTTGATGGGTGATATTCACAGGGCACAAGACCTTCAAATATACGACGAATCGGGAAAACCTGCGGTTCGTTATTGTGGCTCTCTAATCCAACAAAAACATGACGAACCTATAACTGGGCACGGATATTCACTTTGGAACCTGAAAGACAAAAATTATTCACACGTAGAAGTCCCTAACGATTGTGGGTTTTTTACTGTTGTATTAGAGCACGGAGTAATTTCTACAAGTCTAAGTAACATTCCAAAGAAAGCTAGAATTCGATTCCAATTGAAAAATACGATGCCTACAGAAGTCAAGGCAGCATTGACTACACTCCGTAAAACCACAGAAGTTATCGAATCCTCATATGAGAAATTGGATGAAGATGTAACGCTTATGAGAGTTTTAACTGCTACTGGCAATGCGGTTTTAGGTAACATTAATGAACAAAGCTATCAAGAGTCTCTAATAAGGGAATATTTGAAGACCAGATTGAATATCATAGATCCAGCGTTTGTTGATGGAGTGCTCAAGATAAACAAAGAAATAAATGATTCCGTTAAAAAGGATGATTTTGCTAGAAATATTCGATGGATTCCTATAAAATTTGAGTGGGATAATATGTTCTCTTATGGAGAAAAGAACGTTGTTGATTTCACGAAATTGAAAGATGTTGTTGGGCTATTTGCTGCCAACACATCAGGTAAGTCCAGCATATTCTCGGCGTTGACATTTTGCCTATTTGATAAATGTGAACGTGAATATGAAGCGGTCAACATCATGAACGACCAAAAAACGGAATTCATGTGTAAGTTTGAATTTGAAATTGATGGTAAGAGATATTTCATTGAACGTGTTGGCAAAGCTGATAAAAGAGGCAAAGTCAAGGTCAATGTCAAGTTTTGGAAAGTTGAGAACGGCCAAGAGATAAATCTTCAAGGCGAACAGAGAAGGGATACTAACGAAACTATCAGAGACTATTTGGGCACATATGAGGATTTTGTAATGACTTCCTTGAGTGTTCAGAACGGTAAAAATAACGTTTCAATCATTGATATGGGAAAAGCTGATAGGAAGGATTTGTTCTCTCAGTTCATGGGATTGACTATATTTGACCGACTTCATACGGAAGCAAACGAACATCTTAAAGGACATCTTGTAATGCTTAGGGCTTACAAGAATGACGATTATACACAAAAATTGTTGGATTGGACCAACCTTTTATCTCAAGCAGAATCTTTGTATAGAGAAGAAATAGCTAATCTCGATGTCATAACGGGCAGGAAAGAAGCCATACAAAAACGCATATTGGAAGAGACACAAAAACTTATCAAGATTGACCACGACATTCCACCTTTGCCACAAATAGAAAAACAGAAGAATAAACTTGAATATGAAATAACAGAAACCAAGAAAGGACTTGCTGCGCAAGAAATTAAGGTCTTGGAAATTCAAAAACTAATTGATTGGATTGAAAAAGAAATCAAGGTGTTGGAAGAAAAGGGCGTTGTGGAAGCCTATAAAAACCATCAGATGTTGATACTCAAAAAAACCGATATTCGGTGGAAACTTGACAATCTAAAAATGTCATTTGAAAATGAATGGAGAATTGTTAATAAGGCAAAAGATTATGAATATGACCCCAAATGTAAATTTTGTATAACTAATGCCGGCAAAATAGTATCCGATGCTGAGAAGTCTAAGGAAAAAATAAAGGATTATAAGGAACAGGAAATCGTATTAAAAGAAGTGTCGGATAACATTGATACAGAATTGAAAAAATCGGAATGGTCTTCTAGGTCCAATGAAACTTATCAAAAACTTCTTGGAAAAAGAAATACACTGAAAGACGAACTTCAATTGGCTAATACCAAGAAGAATAACTTTGTTACTGATTTGAGAGATATTGAAACCGATTTCAAAGTAGCGCTCAAGAATGTTGAAGAATATAACAAGAACAAAGACTCCATTGATATTAATGGAAAAATCAATCTTCAAATCGAAGCTTTCAAACAAGAGTTATCTAATACTGACCAGGGATACAAGACAAAGAATAGAACGGTCATGGATATGAGTAGTAAAATCTCTGTCTGTAAAAGTAAAATCACCGAAATAAATCAGAAGGTTGACCAAGTTAAAGAAGTTGAAAGAGAATACAAACTCTACGAAGCTTATTGTCAGGCCGTATGTCGTGATGGTATTCCATTCGATGTTATCACAGCAACTGTGCCAGAAGTTCAGAATGAGGTAAACAACATTCTCAGCCAGATTTGTGAGTTTACTTCTCTCTTTGAGACGGATGGCAAAAACATCATTCCTTATATCGTCTATGGTGATAGAAAGTGGTTGATGACTTCCACCAGTGGATTTGAGAAGTTTGCTTTGTCTATAGCAATCAGAGTAGCTCTAACAAATATTTCAAACCTTCCAAAACCAAACTTCCTAATCATAGATGAAGGTTTTGGTGTTCTGGATGCTGAGAATATGTCGCATATGAGCACCTTATTTTCATACTTGAAGAGCAATTTTGACTTCGTAATGGTGGTTTCTCACCTAGATTCAATGCGTGATGTAGTTGACCAACACATTGAAATAACTAAAGATAACGGATTTTCCAAGGTAGAATTCATCTAAATGCGCCTATTTATAGGCGTGGCATTAAATTTACTAAATAGCTTAGGCAAGAGCGGAGTATCATATGGTCTTACTACATCCCGTGCGGATGTAAATGATACGGAGTATCTTTCTCGGTATTTCGTTGTATCTGAATTTAATCCCACCTTTACCGCAGGCAAAAACGCTTTTGCGTTTAATGGTTCTCAGTATTTAGAAAATGGAAGTGAAGTTTTTATAGAATGTTTGGATTCTACTGGACAGAATTTATTCATAGAAATGGCACAATCTGGCGATTCTTCCACCAAAGTCTATGCTTACAAAGAAGGTACAGCTTGGGTGTTTGCTATTCATGTTTATAATGATACTCAAGATGGTGTTGGTAAAATAATGTTGTGGGGAACTTTAAATGGTGGAAAAACTGTTAAGTGGTCGCAAAACATCACCATAAATAAGACATTAAAAAACGTTTCGAGGGTTAGATTTTATCAGGCTCCAACGTTAGAAGTTGAGTCAGCAGTTGTGCCTGTGCTATCGTCTAGTATTTCTACAGGATTGGTTGATGATAAAACATTTACGGGAACAGCTCACGGAATGTCTATCATACCAACACAAGGTACAGACTTATCATCCATTAATAGAAACACAAATGTTGATTATAGATTGGAAGTAACCTACCCTGTAATTACTAATAGCACACCCGACTCTGACGCTTTTAATTCACAACTTATAGGTTCCACTGTCAATCTCATTGTAAATAAAATCAAACAACCAAACTCCACACAAGAAATAACACCCACAATAACGACTGCTTCATTTATCGTATCAGATGTTGTAAATAATACTACCCTAAAAGTGTCTTCTCCGTATTCTTACAAAGATTCATATGGTAAATCTACAGTTACCGATATTTCAGACGCAAATTTTTCGATTCATTACCCATTCATTAACTATAACAATTTACCATCAGCGTATCAAACTTCTACAGTAGGTAGTGTTACCTATATTATTAAAGATTCTTATGCTGATATTATTTATAAAAATATAAGACCGTTTTCAGGTTATGTAGCTAGACATAAAGTGTATAGAAAAAGTCTTGTATCAAATGCTGATTTTTCTGTAATTGCGGATGAACCTGTTACTGTTAATGAAATTTTGGCGGATGACCTTACTCAAAATAAATATTACTATCTGTTGGGTAAGTTTTATAATGATGAACATATAGCCCGTTATTGGTTTACAAGTTCTAATAATTTATCTCTTAATCACTCTCCTAGTGTGGCTGTAAATTCTGCTTTTCTTTCTTCACCGTCGCCTACAAGTTTAATCGGAAATGATTATTTAATGGTGAAAAATGATTCTGTTAATACAAACAGAAATGCTGTTTATGTTCCATTTGACCACGATCAATTTTTAGCAGAGTCGGGGTCGGCATACGATTCGAACTTTATGGCTCTTAAAGCCAACGTTCAATATATTATAGAAGTTTCCGCTACTGCTTTAAAAGGTATAAACGAAACCAATGCTAGTATAGATTTCTATTTTACTAGTTCTATTCCAGAAGCAAAGAAAGAACCAACATTTACTGATAAATTTGGTGTCAAGGTTGCTACGCTAACTCTTAATCAACAGGGCAAGACAAGTATTAATATTGACCGTCAAATGACTTTTTTTGTTCCTTCCAATGACTTATATGGAACATTGGTTATAGTTCCAAAACTTTGTCAAACATATATTAAAAATATTTCGTTCAGGGTTTATGGTGATGATGGGTTTTCACCTGACACATTCATTTCAAGAATTCCCTGGGATATTTCCGTAGCTAATGAAACGTTTGAAATTAAAGCTGAATTGTTTGATATTAACCAAACATTAGTTTACTCTGATCTTAGAACTATAACAAGTTTTGACCCATATGGTGCCTCTCTAAATCCGTATGTGCCTAGTGGTGGTGGTGCTGGAGATTTGACCGTCAATGGAACGTTACACGTAACACAGGATGCTATAATTGATAATATCATATACAACCCTAATATTATTGCTAGACCGACAGGCACAGCTATAAGTCAGAGTAGAATATTATCGGTTAGGGCTGATGGTGCTTTAGTTTTTGACCCTATGGTTGATATGTCATTGGATGATAAATACCTGTATTTGTCATTGGGGAGTCCGTCAAGTAGATTAGCTACCACGATCACGACAAAGAAATCGTTAGCTTCTGAATACGGAATTACTGGTGGTAGAAAAATTTACTGGGACTCTGGAGGCGGAAAACACATAGAAGTAAGTCCATAATGACCTTATTTATAAATATCACGACGGTTTATTGTAAACTATATAATACAAAGGAATAAAGTTATGGCTAGACGCAAATGGACATTAGAAACTATCGGTCAAATCATGGATGGAGAAAATCCCTTCATTCAGGTAGGTTACGCCCCAAAAGCTAAGAGAAGAAAAGATGGAGAAGAATGGACTGACTCTAAAGGTCGTTCGTGGAAAAAGGTTAATGGGGCAGTTGTTAGTGTTAATAAACAGATGGATTCGATTAGAGAATCATTAAGACAGGTGTGTTCTGTTTGTGGTCAACGAATAGATTTTAGTGGCGATAAATTGGACCATAAGATATTTCCAAAAACCGGCAAGTGTTTTGATTGTCTTCAATTTGAAGAAACGTTGTTAAGAATTGAGGGGAAATATGAAAATTATGAAGAGTTGAAAATGTTAAAAAACAAACTCGGAAAATTACACGATTTTAAACAAAAAGTGGAAGAAGCAGTAGAATTTTTAAGAACTGATAATGGTAAAATGGAACTGGTTATGCCTACGGGGGAATTAATGACTTGGACTGGTAAATCCAATCCACAGTGGTTAGTTGATGCTGAAGCAGACTTGGTTAAAGCAAATAACGAAATCAAGAAAGTGGAAGAAGAGATAGATAAGCTACAACCAAAGACATAATATGGCAGACCAATCACTGAATAGCAATAAGTTAAGAGAATCTATACGAGAAGAGACAAAAAGGTGCATGGAAGACCCGGTATATTTCATGCGCAAATATGTAAAAATTCAGCACCCACATAGAGGAACCATACCTTTCGATTTGTACCCTTTTCAGGAAGACACACTAAAGTCTTTTCATGATTGGAGATATTTGATGATATTAAAATCCCGTCAGTTGGGTATTACTACGTTGGTGGCTGCCTATTCTTTGTGGATGATGATATTCAATGAAGACAAAAATATTCTTGTTATTTCCATCAAACAAGAAATTTCAAAAGAAATCATTACCAAGGTTCGTTTTGCCAATGAACATTTACCTTCGTGGTTAAAAGTAAAAGAAACCACAAACAACTTTCTATCACTTCGTCTAGCCAACGGTTCTATGGTAGCTGCTACATCTTCGGCTAAAGATGCTGGTCGTTCAAAAGCCTTGAGTCTCCTGATTCTTGACGAAGCTGCCTTTATTGATGATGCTGAACAGATTTGGACCTCAGCTTATAATACGTTGTCAACCGGTGGTCGAGCAATCATCCTATCAACCCCCAATGGTGTTGGTAACTGGTTTCATCGTATGTGGGTTGGCGCAGAGAAAAAGAAAAACGATTTCAAAACCCTCTCATTAAAATGGGATTTACATCCAGAACGTAATCAAGATTGGAGAGACGAGCAAACCAAACAACTAGGGGTAAGGGGAGCTAGTCAGGAGTGTGATTGTGACTTCCTATCATCAGGAGCAAACGTCATAGATTTGATGACTCTTAAATGGTATGAAGATAATCCAGCTATGGTAATGGATAGAAAAGAAGCCAGAAGGGGAGAGGCTTTGTGGATATTCAAAGGACCAGAACCAGGCAAAAATTATATAGTAGCTGCTGACGTAGCCCGTGGAGACGGGTCGGATTACTCTACAGCACACATAATAGAATTGGAAACTCTGGAACAGTGTGCCGAATTTCAGGACCAACTTGGAATGAGAGAGTTTGGTGATATTCTTGTAGCAATAGCAACGGAATATAATGATGCTCTATTGATTGTTGAATATACCGGAATTGGCGCCGCAGTTTTACAACAGATTGTAGATAGAGAGTATAAAAATACATTTTATAGTAGTTTGGACCTTCAAATAGTTGAAGTTCAAAGACAACTTTCCAGTAAAATTAATGCTGAAGAACGAAAATTGAAGCCTGGATTTTCTACCACTCTAAAAACTCGACCTATCATTATATCAAAGTTAGAAGCATATTTTAGAGAAAAGGCTGTCATTGTTCATTCTAATAGATTGATTAATGAATTAAAAACATTCATTTGGGATAACGGAAAAGCACAAGCCGCAGAAAATTATAATGACGATTTGGTAATGGCTTTTGCTATAGGAATATGGGTAAGAGATACAGCTTTACGGCTTCGTAGTGAAGGTATTCTTTTGACTAAATCAATGTTAGATAAGATTCATGTCAGTAAAAGTGAAGATAGAACACCAATTTATAGGGCTAGAACCCAACAAACCGGTAAAGACCAGTGGCAGATGAAATTTGGAAACAAGCCGGGCGATGTAGAGAGTTTGACATGGTTGTTACGATAAAGTCGAATATATTTATATTTGCTCGAATACACACAAACACACATAAAATAAAGGAAAATATATGCCTGATTCACCAATTAGACCAGCAGTAAATGTAGATGGCGACGAAGTTGACGTAAAACAAAAGTCGTTGTTCGCTCGATTAAAGAAATTATTCTCATCGGGCGTAGTCGTCCGTAATGTCGGCGGTAAAAAACTTAAAGTTAAGGATACCGGCGATTTAATGTATGCGACTGATAGAAACAGTCTTCGTGACCGCTTCAACCGTGTTCGTTCTACAGGTTATAACGCATATACAAGAGATTTTTCACTTGCTTACCAAGCAGCTCGTATTGACCTATTTAGGGATTATGATACGATGGATATGGACCCTATTTTAGCATCAGCATTAGACATTTATGCGGATGAATGTTTAACTCTGAATGAATTGGGTAAGGTATTGGTAGTTCATGCTGAAGACGATAACATCAAGGGTATTCTTACAAACCTATTTTATGATGTATTGAATATTGAACACAACCTATGGTCTTGGACTAGAAACCTATCTAAGTATGGTGATTTCTTTATGAGATTGTATATATCACCAGAATATGGAATATATCAAATAGAACCAATTTCGGCTTACAATGTTGAACGTCTTGAAAACACAGACCCACTCAATAAGAACTACGTTAAGTTTCAGATACGTCCTAATGATACCTCACAGGTAGAAACACTTGAATTCTTTGAGTGTGCTCATTTTAGATTACTTTCAGATTCCAATTTCCTCCCTTATGGTAAATCCATGATTGAAGGCGCAAGACGTGTTTGGAAGCAATTATCATTGTTAGAAGATGCTATGTTAATTAGTCGTATCATGAGAGCACCTGAAAGACGTATTTTCAAGATTGATGTAGGTAATATACCGCCTCAAGATGTGGACAGCTTCATGGAAAAGATGATTTCCAAGATGAAGAAGATTCCATATGTTGACCCACAAACGGGCGATTACAATCTTCGTTTTAATCTACAAAACATGGTAGAAGACTTTTACCTGCCTGTTCGTGGTAGTGATAGTGGAACTTCTATTGAAACTCTATCGGGCATCGAATTCACCGGTATTGACGATATTGAATATCTCCGTAATAAATTGATGGCTGCTTTGAAAATTCCTAAAGCATTTTTAGGATATGAAGAAGAACTATCAGGTAAGGCTACACTAGCATCAGAAGACGTAAGATTTGCTAGAACAATTCAACGTCTCCAGAGAATTCTTGTTTCAGAACTTGAGAAAATTGCTATTGTTCACTTGTATGCTCAAGGTTATCGTGATGAATCCTTGGTTAATTTCAAACTCGAACTTACCAACCCATCAACCATTTTCGAAAAGGAAAAAATTGAAATTTGGGGTAACAAAACAGAGTTAGCAAGAGAAATGATGGAGAATAAGATATTCTCTAAACAATGGATTTACAAGAATGTATTCAATTTATCAAAAGATGATTCGGATGAATTGCTTGAACAGATTGTTGAAGATTCTAAACAGATGTGGCGTTTCAAATCTATTGAAGAAGAAGGCAATGACCCTGCTAAGCCGTTCCAGAAGATTAATCCTAACGCTGAGCCTGGTGGCGGAGGCGGCGGAGGATTACCAGATTTGGGTGGCGGAGGCGGACTACCTGATTTAGGTGGTCCTGATTTAGGTGGCGGACCTGGAGGTCCTGGTGGATTACCGCCACTACAAGAAGCGGTTCAAAAAGGAAACATTAACTACGAAAAATGGAAACAGATGAATCGTCCTCACACTCCCGACAAATCAGTAGATGAAGGACAAGGAGAACATGCCGATGATTATAAACGTCCATCACAAGAAGGTGAGAAAAATGCTAGACGAGATTATCGGTTTGGTGAAGACCCTCTTGGAGATAAAGAAAATAACGAACAACCACGAAAAGGTAGTGTCATAACTCCAAGGTGGGCAAAAAATTCTCCATTAAGTCTTGAAACACTTCAAAGAAGTAATATGATTAAGAATTTGTCGAGTTATTTGGACAAATCAAAATCTGAAAAGAAAGAGTTAATTCAAGAAGCAAAAATGACAGGAAGTAAGTCAATCTTGGATGAGGGGAACATAATTGACGAATAATGAAATAATACATTTTCACGTAATAACGTCATATTTATAAATAAGTAAAAGAGTTGAATATATGCCTAAGAAAATGCGCCATTCGAAGTTTAGAAACACCGGCATTTTGTTTGAACTGTTAACACGACAGATAACAGCAGACATTATAGCAGGTAAGGATGAGTCCGAAGCCAAGAACTTACTTTTTAGATATTTTAAAGAAAATACTGAATTGGGAAGAGAATGGCGATTATACAACTTTTTACTCTCTGAGAAAATTAAAGATGAACCCCACGCGGAAAGATTTCTGTCAGTCATTGTCGAACAACGAAAAAAACTCAGTAATCCAAAATTGGCTAAGGAAAAATACGAATTAATTAAAGAAATTAAAGAGTTGTATCCTATCGAAGATTTCCTAAAAGCAAATATCAAGAACTATAGGACGTTGGCCTCTATATTCAAACTCTTTGAGAACGCGTGTTCTAAGGACTTGAAATTTGACGTTAAGGAAATTTATCAGGCGAAAACGTGTATTGTTGAAAATATCGTTGATAGACCAAAGAAATCCGGTGAAGAAGATATTCTCAAGTTTTATTCGCAACAGAACGAAGAGATTCGTCTTTTATCTTATCGAATGTTGGTCGAAGGAATGAATAGAAAATACAAGGATTTGGATGAAAACCAAAAACTTGTTTTACGTGAATACATTAATAACGTTTCCAATACTAATTCGCTTGGTGCTTATCTTATCAAGGAAGTTGATAATGTAAAAAGACAACTGAGTGAGTTGTCATCTACAATTCAAGATGATGATGTAATCAAAATCAAAATCAATGAAGTAGTTCATCAACTAGATAAAGTAAAATCAACACCATCAAAAGTTGTGAAGGATAATCAGATTATGGTTGTGTTGTTATCTTACGAACTTTTGAAAGAGATAAAGAAACAAGTTGAAGGAAAAAAGGATGAAAACGTGTCTGCTTAAAGAAAACTATCGTCCGATAGTTACTACAGAAATTAGGCACGGATTCCTTCTTATATGGATGGGCGATGTAGGACAGGAAGTATTATCTGGTGCTGCTGGTCAGCCCGACTTTCATTTTGAGGGTGAAGAAGCAAAAAACATATTGAGATATTTTGATAGAAAATCTACGGACCTTATGAAAGCCGGATATCCTGTGGTTTCTATGGCTATACCGGATGAACATATTAGAATTGTAGAAAGAAAAATAATGAAAAAGTCGCAACTTAAAACCTTAATCAAAGAAATTGTAAAGAATTTACAATTAGAATACGGTGGACCGTTGAATAAGGAGATATATAGAAAAATGACT